CCGATCCACCACCAGCAGTGATCAAAGTTTTGATACCGTCGAACTTATTCAAAAGTCCGTTAGATCCTGCGCTTCCTGTGCTGTTAGCAGTCCACAAAGCAACCTCAAGAGCTTCAGCTATTTTCTTCGCTTTTTGATCTGTGTAGTCAGCAGCGAAAGCAGCAGTAGTGTATTCACCACCCGCCTTTAATTTTTGTTGAGTATAGTACGGCTCTAAGTCCTTATCGCAAAGGATTTCGTTCACCTTCACTTTGCCGACCACTAAACTGCGCTGAGTAAAGGTCGTGACGCCCGACGCGTTAAAACCGCAAGCGCTATCATCTTGAAAGAATACATCAGTATCCATTCTTCCAATAGCTTCAGAAGATTTAACACCCACACGAACGTTACCGAGCGCAAGGATTTCTTTTTGTGTTCTGGCTTCGAAAACTGAGTTCTTAACCAGCAGATCTACGTTTTGCTTAGTATATGCGGCTAAGCCCGTTACATTGTATGCCATTTTTACTTATTGTTTAAAAAGGTTAAAAAGATTATTTAATTTTTCTTCTTTGCTATCTGTTTGCTTACCAAATTTGAAACCGCTTTTCACAGGCTCGCTCGGTTCGGTTGTTGGCTCTTTTACCAGCTTTTCAACTAACTCAAATAAACCTTTGATAGCATCTTCAGACTTTGCGAAAGCAGCTTTGAGATTTACGTTTTCGTTTTCCAAAGCGGCGAACTTAGCATCGTAAGAAGAGAATTTCTCTTCGTACTTTTTGCCTAAATCTTCGGAGGCAGGCTCTTCAACTTCAGGAGCCGCAGCGGGTTTGATTTCACTGATAACACCACCCTCACCGAGTACGATAACGGTGCCGTCTGCAAGCTCATGCTCACCAACAGGAGCGGGTGCCATAGTTTCCTTTTCAACAGAAACCACACCACCAACTTCTAAAGTATCAATGTAAACCTCTGTGCCATCTTTAAGCATATAACCGCCAAATTCTTTTTTTGCAGGAGCCTCAGGCTCAACCGCAGGAGCAGCAGGCATTTGATCTTCAAACACCAGCGCTTTAACTTTTTGTAATAATTCGATCGGATTCATATCAATTACATACCAAAACAAATATTTATGGATATTTTGCTTTGTAAGTGATTGATAATAAATAAGATATAAAAAACCCCTACTTTGAAAAGCAGGGGGAGTTACAACCTAAACTTAAACTATGAACACAAACTTTGAAACAATGATTTCCGCTTTTCGTTTATCTTATCAAAATTGTAATGCTCGTTACAATATTCAAACAGTGCCCTACCCTTTGCCTCCCTTAAATCCTTATCTTCAACAAGCGCCCGGATATTCTTATCCCAATTCTCATAATAAACCACGTCTTCAGGAAAACCCAAATACGGATCCACTTTTGAAACAATAACCGGGATACCCTTACCCGCCGCCTCTAATATCTTCAAATTAGATTTATACCCATTAAAGGTACTTTTGCGAAGGGGGATCAATTTAATATCGCTTTCCAAATACATCTGATAATACTCAAATACCGGCAAACCCCTATAAGCCATATTTGGCAAAAGCGCATCCGCCGTAAAGTAGCTGACCATCTTCTTCCAGATCGTTTGCTCCGTTATATTGCTATCTGAATATCCGCCGACAACCATTTTTATTTTATCCTTCAAATCACTATTCAATAGCCGCTTTGTTATAGGTCTTAATATTTTCAAATCCTCTTCATGCGATATACCGCCCGCCCAAAATAACCTCACCAAATCAGAGGCATTGCGTTCGCTTGTAAATTGATTTTGACCGTAGGGTATTGCGTTCGGTAATATTTCTACGTTCTTATTGTGATAGTAAACCTTTTCAGCTAACCGCTCATGAGTACACGTAACCAGATCCGCTTCTTTCAAATGCTTTATAATACGCCCATCGACATTATGCTTATTGTACGTATCAAAATCCAAGTGCCAATTATCCAAAATCCAAAAGTCATCGACATCGACAACCAATTTAAACCCATGCTTTTTGCGTAGCTCAATAAGATCATCTTTAGGCCATAGCCTATTTATGTTCACAATGTCGTAATCAAAATCTTCAGGGAAAACATCCGTTATTCGTGCCTTTTCTTTTGGCATCAAAGAAACGGGAAGCATCAATCTGTGATACCCGCAACCGCTAAAGGATTGCGTCAATACTAAAATTTTCATTTGTTTGGTTTGATTTATTAATAAAATATTTGCAGGTTTTCGCCTTCGTTAACGCCGCCGTTAATTGTTATCGTTTGCGTGGATGAATTAAAACTTACATACCTCCGATCTGTTCTTACCTCATAAGTTAATAAAAGCCCATCAATAAATACCGACGGCGCAAAGATAAAAGCTAAATTTTGGTAGTCAGTATCGCCCGGCTCCATAGCCCCGCCAGTTTCAACAATGAAATCAATAATAGGCTTCGCCGCTATTAAACCCTGCGGAATTTGTTGCAGATTAGTGGACATTTTGCAAAAGTTCTTTTAACTGATCAATTACAACCTTTGCGGCTGCTTCCTCTGTCATCTTCATTGACATTTTGATAGGCATCATATCAAACATACCCTCTACGCTAAAACCTTTAAAGGTACCATCTTTCACCTTTGCCCATGCTTCATCTGAATTAACCTTAGCACCTAAAAACCACGTACCATCCGGTAGGTTTTCAAATTGCTTCATTTTAGGAATGCCTTTGCTTTCATCTGCTATCCATGATTGAAAAAAAACCATATCCACAGGCTTTGAGCTGTCGTGCATTTCATTGCCGTTATTTTGGAATCCTTTACGATAAAACTTTTCTGCAATAGTGCGGATCGTATCTTTTGTAAAGAAAACATAATACTCCGTCCCATCTGCATCGCGTCTGAATATAGGTTTGTCCGGGATCATTGCAGGACCAATTACAACCCGCTCCTCTTCATTCACCACCGCAAAGGCTTGCATCTTTTCCCTATCTATTTGCTCAAGTTTTCTTTGCGCCCATTCAACACCAGCGTCACCGCCCCACGCCAACCACATAAGCCGCCCGCACCCGTCGCCTAATTCCTTATCTGAGTTTTGCCTATGCCTTTCAAAGGCTGCCATACGTGCAATAGTGTCACGGCTTATCGCCTCACCGTTCGCCAGTTGATTTGCCCTTTGCTTACCTACCGCCGTTCCGCAATCGCCCCATCCATTTTCCTCCGCCCATCTCAAAGCCACCTTTGCATTTTCGCTCGCCTGCTTAGGGTAGTCCGTATAGCTTTCAAATTCCTGCTCATTAAACGCGTAGAAATTAACACCTATGGCCGGCACGTCCACTAACGCCACCGCATCAACCTCAACAGTGCTATCTACATTCTCATTTATTGTCAGTTTATATACCGGTAATGTCTTTTCCATTTATGTAAAATTAAGGATTCCCAATTGATGCGTTCCTATCTATATACGCATTTCTTTGCTGTTCATTCTGAATGTCTGAATTCAAAACATAAGCCCGCGCGGCTCTATTGCCCATTTGATTCACCGCTGCGGTGTTTACCTGAGTAGCTGTAACCTGTGGAGCAAGCTGAGGGGTAATAGGTGCTGAAAGATTACCAACTCCACCGCCTCCACGCCCACCGGGAATCTGCGTACGTGCAATACTTCTAACCGCTGCAAAACCACCAGCTGCCGTTGTAATTGTAGCAGCTACTTTTGAAGCAGTATTAAAAGGCTCTGGTAAAACTGATTTTGCTTTCCATACTTCGGTAATACCTAAAAAAGTATTTATTGTAGCTTGCGCAATTGCCAAAGCTTTACCGGCTGCTGTTTCTTGACCTATTACATTACTAAGCGCGCCTAATGTATCCCCCACACTTTGAGCTAATAATATTCTATTTTCAGCTTCATCAGTAGCTATTTGTTTACGTGTATTAGCTTCGGTTGCTTCATTAGCTGTTAATGTAGTTGTAAGTGTTGCCATCTTAGGCACCATTGCGCCAAAATTATCTAACTTTAAATTTGTCGCCTTAGTATTTTCTTCTACATCTTTATTTATTAAAGTTAATCCTTCCTGAAATTTTAATTCATCTAATTGCTTAGTATCTAAATTATATTTTTTAGCTATCTCATATTGTTTCTTATATTTTTTATCAAATTCAAATAACTCTTTTTCATTATTAGTCATTGATAATTTTAACTGACGTTCTTTTTCCTGAGACAACCATTGCGTGTATTCCATTTCGGCTTGCATTCTCTCTTTTCTTAATTCCGCAGCCGCTCTTCTTTGCTCTTCAAGTTTTTTCTTATTAGCTTCCTGTTCTTTTTTAAGCTCTTCCTGTCTTATCTTTTCCCTTTCATCTGCTTGATCTTTTATTTCCTTTTGCTCGCCCTCTCTGAAATTCTTAGTAAATGCAACGCCGTTTTTTAAAGCCTCAAAAGCGCCTTTGAAATCTCCCTGTATCGCTTTCACTATCGCGCTAATCGGAGCCGCTAAGAATTGCAAAATAGCATTACCAACACCCATAGCTATCTGCTTAAGCCTATCCATCAAATCCCCTGCTCCTTTCAATGCAGGGAACAATTCGCCTAATTTATTTTTAACAGCGTCAAAATTGGTAACTAAAAACGCGACAGCGGACGTAATTAACCCGATACCCGTTGCCATCATTGCACCCCTCAAAGTAGTAAAGGCTGCCACAACCTGTGTCTTAATAGTACCCGCCAAAAGTTTAAAAGAATCTATTGAGCCTGCAATACCGCTTAAACCCTGCTGCAAAGCCATTGCAGACTGAACCTTTAAAAGCAATTGCTCAACCTCTTTATTCTTATCCGCAAATAACCCCATAGCACCCTGCAAAGCGGAAAACCCTGCAACGGCACCTTGCACCGCGCCACCTAACGCCACGAACTTTTTATCTGGGTTGAATGTATCTGCCAGCGCCTTAGCGTCACCGATAGCATCTTTTAACCCTGCTACTTTTTGAGCCGCTGCAATAGCTTCTTTTGACGCGCTGCCGAACTTCTCATTCATCGCCACCAGCTCATTCGTTGCAGCCCTCAACTGCTGCTTCATATTACCTACCGACGACACATCAACGTCTATCTTTAAACCAACTTCCTGCTTAGCCATTATTTATAACTTTTAATAGTTCCACTTTTGTTAATTCGCCACTCGTTGCATCGTAATCCATCACCTTATTAATCCGCCACAACACCCCGTCAATAAATACAGGTTTGCTGAAATCCAATTGCGCAATGTCCAGATCATTCAAATAAACATGGCACGTCAATAGCTTACTATCCTTATCCGCTATCTCAGCAATGTATCCGCTCCAGTAATCATTAAATAAATTAGCTGATGGATATGTAAGCGGATCGAAATATATCTCAGACGCCGCCCCGAAATTAATATCCTTTGTAGGATTCACCGGATCATCAAAGTGACCAGCGTAGCCGTAAGCCGTCAAAGCCGATCCTAATGCTGATCCGTTATTTGTAATACTCCAACTTGAAACGCCCGTCATTTTCTTTGCCATCAATATTCTAATATTGCTATCCATCCGCTCCTCTTGATCGACTGAATTACCTGACGACTTTTTGTAAATGGCAGTTACTACCTTATCAGTCCCCTGATATTGAATTAATATGCTTGGCGAAAAACCTATCTCAATCGTCTGCTTTTCTTTTGCAAATTGAAATTTAGTATCTTCTAAAATCGATCCATAAGGTAGGTTGTATTTCTTTTTAAATCCCTCATTATAAAAATCATTGTCATCTTTGTACTTATACTCAAAAAACCTACCATTCAGCATCCCCATAGGTTTGATATTCCACGCCTTATCCCTCGCCACTTTATACGTCCAGTCTTCATGATCTGATAAGTTATAATAATCTTTATAAGACTCAATCAATAAATGATTTCCCCTTACCTTATCCTCTGTGATGTATAAATTAAACATCTTCATGATCCAAGTGAAAAAATCTTTCTTAAGAATATTTTTAGGTATTAATTCATCTAAAAATATATTATCATTTAATTGAGCGTCAGCTGTTATTGGGTTTGTAGATATTATTTTTAATGTAGATGAATTAACCTTTGAGCTTGGCCATACATTAAGATAATAAAGCTCAATTTTAAAAGTATCATTTTGATTTATTGTAGTTTGTATATTTTCATTTATATCTAAAGTGTATTGGCTAAATATATCAGTTGTATCAGTATATGAGAAATTATTTTCTTTTTGATATAATACATCGCTGTTTTTATAAATTCTTATTCTCATTCTATGAAAATATATTGCGAAAGTAGAATAGAAAAAAGGTTGTACGTATAAGTTTAATTTAAAATTTATATTAGCTATTATTGATTCAGATGATGTATAAGTAAAATTTGGATCCCCATTTCCTGTTACGTTATTACTAAATATTATATTTGGAAAAGTTATTAAAGTTGTTCTATAATTGCTTGATGTATTTGATCCTGAAGAAGATTGCAAATTTTGATCTGTATTTCTAATGGCATGCAAAACATCTGTTGTCTTCTTTGTTAATTTTGCTATATTACATGGTATAATTAACTTCTTAAAAAATGCACTATCAAAAAAACTGCTCTCATAAGTATAGCCGCTACCTGCAAAAATCTTATCAAGATACTCTTTCACATATAATGCCGGGCGAAAGGTTCTGTAATCATAATTTATTTTATTTGCTGAATAAGTACCGTGATCAATCAACGGGTAATAGTACCCGGATCCGTTAACAGTATTCCAACTATTTACAATGTTATCTCTCGTATATGTATGATTATAAGCGCTGAAATCTAAATCCTCCAACTTCCCCGCCCCTATCGCTGCAATAAACCCGCCAAGCTCTCCGAACAAATTACCCTCATACTCAATATGCCCTCTCTCATGAATGATGCCTGTAAGCCTAAAAACGCCCTTTAAAAGCAAAAGACCATTAGCCCTTAGCTCCGCCTTGGTGGTTTGCGCTGAATTAAAATTAGCATCTATATTAGCCGCTCCGGGTGCATAGGTATTATTACTCCCCAGCTCACCAACAAAACCGAACAGCCTGTTGTTCTTTGCCGTGCCGGGTAAAACTATTGTTTTGCTGAATGATGTATCCCGGCTGCCGTACTTATTAACATCGTCAATATTGTAGCTTAACTGCATCCCTAAGTCCTGACGAATATCAGCCAGCTGACCCTCTAAAAAAAGTTCGTAGATCATCGGTATTGGGTATTTTGTTTGTAAACATCAATATTCACTTCAAGAAACTCGCTTTTATTTTGCAGGCTGTTTTTCATCTCGTAATTCGTATCCGTTATTTGCACTGGGTGAAGTAAGCTGCTATCCTTATCCCACAAATAAACCAAAGGTGAAACGATCAACTCAAAAAGCCATTTATATTCCTCAGTACTTAGCAGATCCGTTGTCAGTTTCATCTTTGTTTTAAAGTCGCCTCCGTAAGTTCGCATCCCTTCATATTTTACCTTACCATTTTTATTCACCATGTTAAACCCATTCAACCGCCACTCCATTTGCTCAAACCTTTTCTTTTCATTATCGGTTAAAATATTGCCATTCACAAACGTAAAGCTATCCCATGCGCCGTAGGCGTTTAAAAATACCAATGTGTACGGCGTATATTTCGAGCACTTTTGTTTTAAGGTTTTAGATGCCAACACTGCCCCCGTTGTTTCTATTGATACTGTAGAATCTGAGGAAAGACTATTAAGGCTGAAATAGTGCATCGCATCTGCTGCCGTTATCGTTCGTGTCGATCCATCTACTTTTACAAGTAGGCTTTGCCCCGCCGTTATCCTTTTGCCGTTTATACTCAACACCACAGGCTGGCCGCTGTAAAAATAACTATCATCCGGCCTGTTGGTTAAAAATACCGTGCCGCTACTCAAAGCCGCTCCGGCCTTATGCATCTCATGCCTATTGTAGGTATTATAAACGCGATACGTGCCGGAGGCTAAGTCTGCCAATATATTTGGATCGCCAGCAGTTGTAACTCCGCAAACCTCACCGTAACTCACAACGTATTCCCCCCACCAATAATCCGTGCCCGCATCTATAACCCCATACGATCCGCTGTAAGCCGTTGACATATCTAAATCTCCTAACGTATCTACCGCCACCGTAGATCTCACAATGTTACCTACATTTATAACACCGTACTGATCATCACCGTACGGGCTGTTCGTTATTCGCGTCAGTAGATTAGCTCCCTTGTAAATATCAAAGATGTATTTAAACCCTATTACATTTTTATTCGTGCTATCTGCCACGTGCCATACATCCTCGTTTGCCGATACAAACCCAGACGCCTGCGGGGCGCTCTTAATAGTGATTGCCATTATTTTTTTGTTTTAATCTCTTTAACCATATTCTCCAAATTAACCCGAATATCAATACCCAAAGCCTGCGACATTTTTATGTCAAAGTCTTTGAAGACTTGATCTATTGAGCTACTCCAGAATCCAGTCCTTTCTAAACCCTTACTTTTTATAGATCGAGCAATAATATACGCAAGGCTCTTATCCTTAGGCTGCCTATTTTCCCTACCAACCGCACCGTATTTCTTTACATCCGTTGCCCTCGACTTTATACCATTGCGCGCTATCCATTTGCGGATCGCACTCACATGGCTTTTCGATGGGTTTAAATACCTGAATCTATAAGGCGAAGTTGTGTTAATATTGTTACGCCCCACACCCCTAACACCTTCATCCACAAATTTGTAATAATCATTTACAAAAACGCTTATTATTATACCGTTCGCCGTTTCAGTAGTTTCAAATCTTATCGAACTTGCAAGGCCGCCGGTATCTACCTTATCCAGCCTATTCAATTCGTCTGCCACCCTTCGTTCAAACGCCTCGACATATTCCGCCACTAACTGCAAAGCCAACGGCATATCTTGTTTCGGAACGAACACGCCCTTTGATATACCAGTCCCGGTAAATGCTCTTCCCCCTAATTTCGCTTGTGCTTGTGCTATTGTAGGCATATTCTTTTATTAAATACCTAAAAAACAAAACCCCTGCCTAAGAATAAGCCGGGGGGTTGCTTGCCATGTATTAACACCTATTTGTAATTTCGTTTAATCTCTTCCATCATCTTCCGCTCATTCTTTTGCTTTTCTTTTATGTAAACCAAATCACTCAAATATTGTAAAATGTTCATATCATAGGCTGCATCCAAACTTATCCGCTCCAATTCCGCTACCTGCTCGGTACTGTAAATCCATCCGTAATTAGCCGCAAAGCTGTTTGAACCTCCGCTATCTTGTCCGCTGTCGTTATCTTCGCTAACTCCTTTGTCAAATAAGGCTCCAAACCTTTTATCAATTCCGCGTATAATCGACAAAAAAAAAGCGTACAGTTGTAAACCTCAACAAACTTCGCCTGCCTTAAATCGTTCGCATAATGGCTGTGTAATTTCGCATCGTACTTCTCCTCAACCCACCCGCGCCACGTTTTGCGCATAGGCATAACACATGAGGCCATTAAGCTGTGAAGGTTGTCGATAAAATCTTCTTTCAAAAAGTGCTTAGCCTCGATATACCTTGCAGCGGGTATCTCCTGAATCTTATGCACAAACTTATAACGGATCTTCCCGATATTGATATACTTCTTTGCCGTCTTATCAAAGTCCAATGCCTCCAAAAACTTATATTCCTTTTCCTTTTCAACTAACTTACTAAAAGGCCAACTATCTATCTCATCAATGGCATACCCCTCACAAACCGAGATAATCTCAGTAAGTATGTCCAGATTCGTTTTGTCCGTTTGCTTTAATATCCCGTAGAGCCTCTGATATTGCCCCACCGTTAAATCGTTCCATGTCATATAAAAACGTATTTTACATCGTGCTTCCTTTCCATAAATTGCGCCCATGCTAAGGCTAAGGCATTCACGCAGTCATCATGCATCCCGGTAGGCGCATTGAACCTAACCCCCGTTCTCGTGTATTCATACTCAAAGCTCTCAAGCTCTTTTGTTATAACCCCCTCAGGGAAGCCGACCTTCCGTTGATGGATTGCCGATTGCAAACCCTCCATTAACTGCTGCTTTGAGCTTGCGGAATATTTAAACCCGAACACATTCGGTCGCTGCCTTTGCAGATCCTCCACAATCGGATCGCCTACGCCCGTGCTATCCACTTTGATCGGTGCCTTCGGCAGTTGCGTTACTATCTGCTTTGTTATATTCCAGTCCTTTTGAAAGCGCTCTAAATAGCTCACCTGACCGAATCTATCTAAACCAATAATCACCGTCCAGTCAAATGATTTCGCAAGATCCACGCCGTAACAAACCGCAGGCTCACTACTCATGGGCATCGTGCATTGTTTAATAAACTGAAAGCCAAACGGGTTGGCCACGTTATCGTTAAACTCTGCTAAATATTCCTGCTTAAATGCCAAGGCCGGAAGATCCTTTTCCGCTGAATAAATCTCCGATATATCAATAAAAGGGTTCGTGCTTGTCGGCATCTGCCAGCTTGCCCATCCCTCTTCGCCGGTTTGTCCACGCATCCAGAGCTTGTAAAAATCGTTCTTCCCTTTCGGCGTACTCATAAACCACGCCCCACCCTTTAGGTCGGTAAGCGTCGGGCGTATCGATTGCGTCCACGCCTCCCATAAGTCCTTAACAAATGCCGCTTCGTCCACAATCGCCACCTTATACTTTCTTGACCTACCAGCGTTCGGGTTATCCAAACTCCAAAACTCGATAATCCCCCCCGTAACCAATTCAATAAACTGCTGATCATGCTTTCGCTTTATTACCTGTTCTAATGCATTATGGCATTCCTTAAACGTGCCTTCCAATAATTTATATTGGGGTGCAAAATAACCCACAGGATAGCCCTCCAATGCACCCTCCACCAAAAGATTAACGCTCAACTTCGACTTGCCCCACCTACGGCCACAATCCAGCACGTTGAAGCGCTTAGCCTCCTGCCTTATTTTCTTCTGATTCGTGTGAAGCTCCGGAAGTCGCACTAACATATTCAACGGTTATTTTGTTATTGTTTTTGGTTTCAAGCTTCTCGATAATCCTTTGTTTCAATTTGTTGTATTCCTGAATTGCCCTAACCTTTGAACTCAGATCCGCGTTTTGAGTAATGGCAAAAAGCAATTGCTTATCAACAAAATTATCATTCAACCCAGCGGCATCCAGTTCTTCATTGATACGTGAAAGAATGTTTGAATTTGTTAGCAATTTACTCGCTGCCACCTTTGCATTATTGTAATCTTTTTGGTTCGTTAAATCCAAACCATAAGCGGCTGCATAACTTTCCACACCGCTTCCGAAAAAATCCTTACTCACATAATTTTTACAAAAAAGCTCCTGCTTTT